TTTTGCATGGGGGTACGCACGAAGTGCTTCAGACCGTTAGGAACGTCAGTGGTCAGGAACCATGCGTTAGGATCGGTCAAGAAGTGGTTAACGGTGTAGCCTTCAGAGACAGAACCGTTGTTCTTCAATGCGTTGATGTCGTTGTTGTTTGTACCAACGCGCAACTCGGTTTCGAGCAAGCGGGTAGCAACAAACATCAATTGTGGAGGAACAACCAGTTTGCGTGGCTTTGCGGCCAACAGCAAACCACGTTCATCCGTCCAACCAGCGATTTGAATAACTGCGGCTTCCAAAGAAGTCTCATTCAAGTCAGCTTGAGTGGTTGGGGTGTTGGCGTTAGTACCGCCGCTAACCAAGGGGTGGGCAGAGCTGAATAGAGCAACGCCGTCGCCGCCTACATAAGTAGAGGAGAAGCCGTTATTCAACACAGCGGCAGCTTTAACCTGCTTGGTGTAAGCCATGGCACGGGCCAAGCCTTTGGTGTAACGAGCAGACAGGCTGTCGTACAAGTTATCTTCAATCGCTTCTTCAGTGATTGAGAAACCCAAAGCGATGGTTTCGTGGTTATAGCGAGTGGTCCATGCCTCTTGAGCGTTGTCATAAGAGATCGCAGAACCTTCAGGCTTCACAGGAGCAGCGCTGAAGCCGGACAGTTTTGTCTCCTCTTCAAACGAACGCTCAGAAGTCTCAGTTTCGTAGATTTCTTTATGCTCTTCGCCGTAACGGGCGTACTCCAAACCGAACAATGCGTTCAGGCCAGGGAGCAATTCTTTAAGTAGTTGTGCGCGTGAAATAGCCATGATTTACTCCTTAGACCCCGGTGGTGTCGTTGTACTGGGGCAGGTTCCACTTCACCACAAACTCATAATAAGTGGTGCTGTTGCTGCTCTGAGGGCCAGTAGCGCTTGCCGAAATGACATCAATCACGCGAACTGGGAAAGTGTTGGTGGTGGTGGCAGAGGAGCCATCAATACCATAAGCAGAGTCACCAGTGTTGGTAGAACCTGCACCGGCAACCATAGCCACGTTCTTGCCAACCATCGCGGCACGTGTGTATGCGGCGGGGGTGGTAGAGCCAGCGGTGGTAGCGGCCACTTGGAACACAGCGTTTGGATCATCCACAACGTAGGCGTAAGCCAAAGCGGTTGCAGTAGACAAAGCTGCGGGGTAGTACTGGCCCTGAACGGTTTGACCGGCAGAGTTTACGTACTGGCAACCAACCAAAACACCGGCGGTGTCGCCAGAGTTGGTGGCAGTTTTAGCGATCAAGTAGCCACCAGAGATAGCCACGGTGTCGCCGTTAAGGATTGCGGTAGCGTAGCCAGCCGCAATAGGGATTTGACGGATCGCTCCGGCGTAGGGCAGACCATCCAGTCGGTTGACTGGTTTGAAGCCATACGTCTTGCTGACGGTAGGATAAGCCATCTAAGACTCCTTATTACTTAGAACCTGAACCAAAAGTCACCTCAGACCGACGTTCAGAAAACTTCGGCATATTGGGGTGGCTTTCGCGCATGAATGATTGATCCACCGATTCCATTTGAGTCCTGTTTTGGCGTGAGTAATAATCATCACGTTGTTTTAAGAATTCAGACGGAATACGGCAAAGTACGAGGCCCCCAATCTCAATGCCGCCCTTAAAGCGACCATCGACAACTGAGTGCATCATCAACTCCGGATATTCGTCAGCCTTTACAGGCTCGAAACCCTCACGGAGCTTTGAAGAGATGTTTCCGGGATCAGATGTTCCCAAAGTGCTGATACGAATGTAACGATGCGTCCATCCCGGACGGGGATTTGGCATTGGCAAAGTTTCAGGCTTTTGCCACGATTCTGCGCGATAAAAATCAGCAGACCGGGTTTCCAATTCGCGTGGTTTGCGCTTTTGTTCAACAACTTGTTCCATTATTCACCTCTATTTAAAATTGCTACCTGTTTTGCGTATGCCTCTGGAGTAATCCCGAGCTTGCGAGCTAACGCAACTTGAGATGGCTTCAGTCTGACGCGACTAGGCGGTGTGCTTCTTGACGCCGGTGCAACCGGTGAAGCGGATCGTGCGCGGCGCGGTTCATCTCCCGCCGGATTGGATCGTGTTTGGGATGTCCGATCATCTTCATCGCTCTGAGTGTCAAAGTACTCAGGAAACCTTTTGCGCATAGCGCCGTCGATAGTACGAAAATACTCTTCAGTACCGACATAGTTCGGACCATACTCGCGTGCTAATTTTTTGTCAAGCCCCATTGCAAGCATAGTCATTTCGTCATCCTTTCCAAACCAATCTGAGTTATCAGATACCCAAGTTTGGGTGCGTGGAGACATTGACGATTGCTGTTGTGGTTGCTGGCGCTGAGGCACTTGGAAGTTGTCATGAATCTCAACCGGACGCATTGAACTTGTGCGGTCAAGCTTCAAAGTTGCCTTAGACACCTCCTCCTGCGCAGACACCAATTTATCGGAATCTCCAGCCTCAAAAGCTTCTTTGAGCTTCTTTTTGGCTGATTCCAGCTCAATTTCTGCGGCGGATTTAGAGGTTTGGATGTAAGCCTCACTGCCGGTTTTGAGTTGAGTTTTCAGGCGCTGGTTCTCTTCATACACAGCACGGGCAAAATCTTCAGCCGCTAAGCGCTCTTGTTCAGCGGCCTCACGGGCCCGCTTTTCCTCATGATAGCTTTCTGAAAACTTACGCATCCGTTTCTGGACACGTTGACCATATTCACTCAGCTCTTCATCGGTAGGATCAATGCTTTCTTTGGCTTCAACTTTTTCCTCGGGTTTCTCAGCCTCAACATCTACCTTGATTTCCTCTTCGACCTCATCGGGGAATTTGAATTCTTCTGTTGCCATGATTAGCTCCCCGCTCTCTGGATGCCACGTGGGTCTTGGACCACTGCATCAATCGAGTCATCGTTGATGATCCGGAACTCTTGGCCGTGAATTTTTAACCTTGTGCCTGTATTGGGGCGGACGATGACAAAGTCACCCTCTTTACAAGATGGACCACTTGGGAATCTGGTTTTGTCTTTAAAACAATCAGGCCCCAGCTTAACCACGAACAGCACTGGGGTCAGCACCTCTTCATGGCGCATGGTCTGCGAATCCTTAATCAAGCCAACCTCACTGTCTGAGAATTCCTCCTCAGCCTGCGGGACAACCGTTAGGATTTTGTAAGTTGAAGGGTCCGGCAGTTGTCGTGCCTTTTCCTCCGCCGCTTTGTTCATGATCCGGGATAGATCAACGGCAAGCGCGGGATTGATAACTTCAGTCATCTGAATGCTCCAGTTTATGCACAAGGTCGTTGATAAACTCTATTGCGAAACCAAGACCTTGGATCATTCCGCATAGGTGTCTGTACTCAGCAAAATCCTTTGGAAACCCCCTGTAGCATGAGGTTTCATAATCAGATTTTTGCTGGTTGAGTTCTCTGACCGCGTGGGTCAGGATTTGTGTATCGTTCAAGCTTTCTCCTTATCAACTTTGGGTTTATTGGATTGGGCTTTGTGTTTGGCAATATCAATGCCAAGCTTTGTGCCCTCAAATTCCATTTGTTGCTTAAGTTTGTCTTTGGCGGCGGCGGCTGTTGCTGATACTTGCATAGCCGCAATTTCTTTCTGAGCCATGATGCGAGCCTCTTCCAAGCGGATGCGATCCGCCTTTTCTGCGGCCTCGATCTGTTGCTTTTGCTCTTTCAGCTTCATGTCCTGTTGTTTCAACTGGAGTTCCTGCATTTGCATCTGGATCACGGGGTCCTGCATTTGCTGTTGGTTCTTTTGTTGTTGGGCTTGCTGTTGATCGCGCTGGGTGATCTGTTGAGAGGCCTGCGCCGCCCGGATGGCGATTTGATCCGCTACATCTTTTGGAACATTCACTGGCTCATCATCATCTGCGTGTTGAGGTAATGTCATGCCCATGGCCTCCTCAATCTGGCGGCGGTACTCCATGGCAATGTGTTCATTCACGTGAGCCATGGCTGCGGCCATGATCTGCTGGGCCTGAGGGTTCATCTGCATCATTTGCTGAATTTTGGGATTCTGGATCGCAGACATGTGCACTTGAATGTGGGCCTGATGGTTTTGCTCGATGAATGCCTTGACGGGCTTCATGGTCAGCAGGTTTTGGTTCTCTGTCACGGGGTCCGTGGCAACCATGTCCTCTTCAATCGGAACCAGCTTGGCGGCATTCTTAACGCCCAACACCTCAATCATTTGACGGTGCAACAAAGGCATGTCGTAGTATTGAGGGGATGATTGGGCCAATTGGAATACGGCCTGATACTGAACGATCTTTTGAGCCATCGTGGCGGCGTTAGGATCGCTCACGGGGATGACATCCACCAAGCTGTAGTCATCTTTCTTAGCCTTGCGACCGCCATACTCTGGGTCGTATGAATACTCCTCGGGGGTGTCCTCAGCAATGATGGCTTTGAGCAGTTTAAACTCTTGCTTCATGCTGAAATGCATACGGGCTTGGACAGCCCCCATAACCTTTAAGGTGCGCTCAAGGATAGCCAAGGTTGTACCTACGGGCGCTTGACTGGACATGTCCGACACCTTCATGTCACCGGACGATGCAAAGGCGCGGCCCTCCTCTACGATTTGTTGGAAGAGGGTATATAAAACTTGGCTTGGCTCTTTATA